TTTACGTTTGGAGCGCGTACTCGTCTGATGCCGGGGGGTCGTGTAGCCATAATTCAGACCCGATGGCACATGGATGATCTCACTGGGCGTGTAACACGCGATATGGTGCAGAACGACAGGGCAGATGAGTACGAGGTGGTCGAGTTTCCCGCCATATTAGAGATAGAGGACGAGGAAACAGACGACATTGTAGAAAAACCGCTCTGGCCTGAGTTTTTTGACCTAGAAGCGTTGATGCGAACCAAGGCATCCATGCCGACATTTCAGTGGAACGCACAGTATCAGCAGACACCCACGGCAGAAGAAGCCGCATTGGTCAAACGCGAGTGGTGGCAAATGTGGGATCAGGAAGATCCACCTAGCTGTGAGTACATTATTATGTCGCTGGACGCAGCGGCAGAGAAACACAACCGCGCTGACTACACGGCGCTGACTACGTGGGGTGTATTCCTGTACGAGGAGACAGGTAACTACAACATCATTCTGTTGAACAGTATAAAGAAGCGTATGGAGTTTCCAGAGCTAAAAGATATGGCTATGGAGGAGTATTCTGAGTGGGATCCAGATGCGTTCATCGTGGAGAAGAAGTCATCGGGCACGGCGCTGTACCAAGAGATGAGGCGCATGGGGTTGCCTGTTTCAGAGTATACACCGCACAGGGGGTCAGGTGATAAACTTGCACGCTTAAACTCAGTATCTGATATTGTCGCGTCTGGTTTGGTGTGGGTTCCTCCTACACGGTGGGCGGAAGAGGTAATAGAAGAGATAGCAGGGTTCCCGTTTATGAGCCATGATGACTTGGTTGACTCAACGGTCATGGCGCTTATGCGGTTCAGACAAGGTGGATTTATCAGGCTACCAACAGATGAGCCAGAAGAAACACGGTACTTCAAACGGCGCGGAAGTGGGTTTTACTAATGGCACTAATACCAGAATTAAAAGAATATATAGATAAGGGGTCTCCTGAAGCTAAAAGTGTGCTTACTAAGGCAGCAAATAAGATGCCTGAAGCACAACAGCGGGAGTTTCTTGCGTCTCTTCAACTTGGTGGTGCGGAGTTTCAGCTAGCCGTCGCTCCGTACATGCCAAAAGGCTCAACGATTGATCCGTCTCGCGCTAGGCTAAAAGCGTTTCCTAAAGGAGCGGGTGTTCCCGCAAGTGGGCTTAATATGAAGGGTGCGTCTACAGGCAAGATTAAAGACCCCGAAAACCCGAATCTTAAAGTAGGCCCATTTAGGGGTTACGATATAATGCTCGAACCTGAAACAGTGTCTGCTATAGAAGCGATAAACGCAACTCCGCGTGTTTTCGCTCACGAGTACCGGCACTTTGAAGATACTGATGGCGTAGAGATAGTAAATAGAATACAAGATTTGATGGCATCACAGAATCGGGATGATTTAAGAAAAAGTGCTCGTATGTTGGCGGATAGGGCTTTAGTGAGAACGAGTAGGGATACGGGTAAGGGTAAGGGTAAGGGTAAAGGTAAATATGGTGAAGGGAAAGATAGCAAAAAGTTATATACAGACTTATATAACGCAACAATCAACTCTAGCGAAGAAGAAGTAATTGAAGCCGCAAAGGCACTAATGCGATCCCCAGAAATTGTAAAACTCATGGATTTTGGTGGCGGAAACACGTCATTAACTGATCTTTTTCCTGATATTAGAAAGAAAGGCGCTTTGGGGAGCTACTTTAAGAGATATGTCTTAGAGGATACCGATGCTACCGAAATGCCTATAGATTTTCGTGCAGGTGGACGCACAAGACTAATTTAGAGACAGGTTATGGCTATAGAAAAAAGTTTGTACGCAGCGCCTCAAGGTATCGCAGCCGACATAGACGAAGACGCACCTGATCTGGAGATAGAGATTGTTGATCCAGAGATGGTGACGATGAGCGACGGCAGCATGGAGATTACTATAATCCCCGACGCAGACGTGGGAGATATGATTCCCTTTGATGCAAACCTAGCTGAAACACTGGATGAGGACGTTCTTACAGGTCTTGCTAATGACCTTGTTGATTCTATAGATGCAGACATAAACAGCCGCAAAGACTGGGCAGATTCGTTTGTTAAAGGTTTGGATGTGCTGGGTTTCAAGTATGAGGAACGCACTGAACCGTGGGAAGGCGCGTGTGGCGTATATTCTACAGTGCTTGCCGAAGCAGCCATACGTTTTCAAGCGGAAACCATGTCAGAAACATTCCCCGCCGCTGGGCCTGTAAAGGTCAAGGTTATTGGCGTAGAGGACAAGGATAAGTCGGAAGCAGCAAACCGCGTAAAAGCGGATATGAACTACGAACTGACTGAGCGCATGGTGGAGTACAGACCCGAGCATGAACGGCTGTTATACAGCCTTGGCTTGGCTGGTAGTGCGTTTAAGAAGGTATATTTTGACCCGAATATAGGCCGACAGACTGCTGTATACATACCAGCAGAAGATGTGGTGGTTCCGTACGGTGCTTCACATATAGAAACCGCAGAACGTGTTACGCATATCATGCGTAAAACAAAGAACGAATTGAGAAAACTACAGGCAGGCGGGTTTTATCGGGACGTAGATTTAGGTGATCCACAAACATACCACACAGATATTGAAGAACGTAAAGCAGAAGAAGGTGGGTACTCACTAACAGATGATGACCGCTACTCACTCTACGAAGTTCACGCAGATCTGGTTATCGAAGGTGTTGATGACGACGAAGACGACATAGCGAAACCGTACGTTGTAACGCTAGAACGTGGATCGAATGAAGTGTTAGCGGTACGTAGAAACTGGAACCCCGACGATCCGTTGATGCTGAAGCGTCAGCACTTCGTGCATTATGTATATGTGCCCGGATTTGGCTTTTACGGGTTAGGTCTAATTCACATCATAGGGGGGTACGCTAAAGCTGGAACGTCGCTTATACGGCAACTGGTGGACGCTGGCACACTCTCCAATCTTCCGGGTGGTTTGAAATCTCGTGGTTTGCGTATTAAAGGTGACGATACGCCCATAGAGCCGGGAGAGTTCAAAGATGTAGATGTACCCTCTGGTAGCATCAAAGACAATATAATGACGCTCCCTTACAAGGAACCCAGTCAAACACTCCTAGCTTTACTCAACCAGATAACGACAGAGGGTCGTAGGCTGGGCGCTATTAGTGACATGAATGTGTCCGATATGTCCGCAAATGCTCCGGTGGGCACTACACTTGCCTTGTTAGAGAGAACTCTCAAGCCAATGGCAGCAGTGCAGGCCCGTGTGCACTATGCCATGAAGCAGGAGTTCAAACTCCTAAAAGTTATCATGGCGGAAAACGCTCCTGAAGAGTATGCGTATGAGCCAATACGGGGTGAAGTAAGCGCTCGTGTTGCAGACTACATGGCAGTTGACGTCATACCAGTCAGCGATCCGAACAGTTCTACGATGGCCCAACGTGTCGTGCAGTACCAAGCCGTATTACAGATGGCGCAGGCTGCACCACAAATATACAATTTGCCGGAACTACATAGGCAGATGATAGAAGTGTTGGGTGTTAAAAACGCTGATAAGCTAGTGCCCAACCCAGATGATGCAAAGCCTATAGATCCAGTGAGCGAAAATATGAATGTATTAGTGGGGACACCACTGAAAGCATTTATATACCAAGACCACGAGGCGCATATGGCTACACACCAAGCCTTCATACAAGATCCTTCTATAGCGCAAACCATAGGGCAAAACCCGCAAGCACAACGTATAGGGGCTGCGATGCAAGCGCATATCGCAGAACACCTTGGGTTTATGTACCGCAAACAAATAGAAGAGAAACTGGGTGCCCCATTACCAAACCCAAATGCCGAACTGCCAGAAAATATGGAGGTAGAATTAGCACGCCTCATGGCACAAGCGGGGCAGCAGGTTACACAACAAAACCAACAGCAAGTTGCACAACAGCAGGCGCAGCAGAAGGCACAAGACCCCGTGGTGCAGATGCAGCAGGCAGAACTACAGATCAAGCAACAAGAAGTGCAGCGTAAAGCAGCTAAAGATCAGGCAGATGCACAGATCGAACAGGCTAAATTACAGCTACAAGCACAAGAAAACATGCAAGATGCCCAAATGGATCAAGCAGAATTAGCTCTGAAACAACAAGAGCTACAGATAGACGCTCAGAAAGCAGGTGCTAAACTTGCCGCAGATCGAAGGAAGGACAATACGAAACTGGATCTCGACTTGCTAAAGACAATAAAAGATCCAAGCAATAGAGGCCAATAATGGCTAAAACCGTCTTTGACGTGCTGAAAGAACGAATCGAGGCTGACAAAGCCTCTGCACTACAATTTCTTGGTAATGGGGGAGCTAAAGACTTCTCTATGTACAAGGAAACCACAGGTTTGATTCGGGGTCTCGAAACCTGTCTGGGTCATGTAGAAGACCTCTCGCGCAAAATGGAGTACGACGATGAGTGAAGCTGTTGACACAGTTGAAGAGATAGAAGCACAACTACCTGTACCTGTCGGGTATAGGGTGTTGGTTGCACTGCCGCAAATTGAAGAAACCTTTGATGGTACGGACTTGCTGAAGACCGACACCACAAAAAATCAAGAATACGTAATGTCTATTATTGGCCTTGTGGTGGATATGGGTGACCAAGCCTATGCAGACGAGGAGCGGTTTCCTACCGGCCCTTGGTGTAAACAAGGTGATTATGTGATGTTTCGTGCTAATTCAGGCACAAGATTTAAGGTAGGTGAGGTAGAATATCGTCTGATGAACGATGACTCTATCGAAGCTGTTGTAGCAGATCCCCGTGGTGTATCACGAGCGTAAGGAAGAAGAATGCCTTTTCAAAAAGTCGAATATAGTTTCCCCGATGAACAGGAAGAAAGTTTGATAGATATAGAGGACTCTGGCGAGGTAGAGATTGATCTATCTGGCAAAAAAACCGCTGAAGACTACGCAGAAACTTCTGTAGAGCCTGAAGTAGAGGTTGAAGAGCCAAAAGCAAAGTTAGAGATTGATGTTGTTGACGACACGCCCGAGGCTGACCGTAACCGTAAGCCATCTGAACCGCCGTCCGACGTTACTGATGAAGAGTTAGAGGGATACTCTGAAAAAGTGCGAAAACGGATACAGCACTTTAGTAAAGGGTATCACGACGAACGACGCGCTAAAGAGGCGGCATTCCGTGAAAGAGAGGAGCTGGAAGCTCTTACGCAACGTCTTATGCAAGAAAATAAGTCGTTGAAGGGTGATATGGGCACCACGCGAGAGGCGTTACTAGATCAAGCAAAGCGTGTAGTGGATTCTGAACTTAATGGCGCAAAGATAGCTTACAAGGATGCGTACGAAAGTGGTGACGCAGATAGGCTTATTGAAGCGCAAGAACATCTAACTGCTGCCAAATTAAAAGCAGACAGACTAGATAATTTCAAACTACCTTCTTTACAAGAAGAAGATACTGAGGTACAAGAACCTCAACCCACCCCGCAAAAGACGCGAGATCCGAAATTTGACGAGTGGAGATCAAATAATTCTTGGTTCCACACTGATGATGAGATGACAGCGTACGCAATGGGGTTGCATCAAAAATTAGTTAGGAGTGGGGTTGACCCACGCTCTGATGAATACTACGAACGAATTGACGCTCGTATGCGAAAAGTATTCCCGGAAGAGTTCGATGATGTTGTAGAGCAGCAAGAACCGCAGGAAACTCGTAAGCAATCCGCTAACGTAGTAGCTCCAGCAACGCGAAGCACAGCACCGAACAAAGTGACGCTAACTAAAACACAGGTAGCACTCGCTAACAGACTTGGAGTACCGTTAGAAGAATACGCCAGACAGGCTGCACTTGAGATGAGGAACAATAATGGCTGAGAACAGAATCAAGCGTGACCAAGAGACCCGTGAAACGGAAACTCGTAAGCGATCTTGGGAGCGCCCAGAGGTATTACCTACCCCTGAGCCAGAAGATGGCTACGCATTTCGTTGGGTTCGCGTGTCTATGCTAGGTCAGGTAGATGCTACTAATGTATCCTCAAAATTACGCGAAGGTTGGGAACCCGTAAGGGCCGAAGACTACCCAAAGTTCACAGTGTTGAACGTGGAGCAGGAAAGGTTTGCTGATAACATAGTCCAAGGCGGACTCTTGTTGTGCAAAGTACCTCAAGAGATCGTAGATGAGAGAACCGCATACTATGAACAGCAAGCCAGAAACCAAATACAGTCTGTGGATAACAACCTGATGCGTGAAAATGACGCACGTATGCCTTTGTTTAACGAAAGAAAGACAAAGGTGACTTTTGGCAATGGAACTTAATTAGGAGCTAAAAATGGCTTATCCTACTGTAGATGGCCCTTATGGGCTTGTTCCGGTCAAACTGTTAAGCGGTGTCCCTTACGTTGGAACCGTACGTCACTACAGCATTGCTAGTGGCTACGCAACCGCAATCTTCTACGGGGACGCTGTTAAGCTAGTGACCGGCGGCACTGTTGAACGTGATACGTTCGATGCTGCTATGACTCCAATCGGAGTCTTCATGGGTGTTTCATACACCGATCCCAACACTAACCAAAAGACCTTTAGGCAAAACTATATTGCTAGCACCGCCGCTTCTGATATTGAAGCGTATGTGTGCGATGCAACTGATGTATTGTTTAAGGTTGCTGTTGTGTCTTCTGGCACGACGATTGGTGACTTGGCGATAACTGACATTGGCGCGAATGTAGCTGGTGTAGACAATACTGGGGACAGCATTTCGGGTAATTCTCGTAGCGCCATCTCTGATACGTCTGCCACTACCA